CACAACAGTAATTCAGTATTTGTGCCAACAGGCTCGTAGTTACCTTGCGAGCCACACAATCGGGCTTTGTTTTTTATGATGTGTCTTACTTTTTCACTCATTGATTTTCACCTCTCGGACGTATCGTAAACAGACGCAGTCGTGGAATCGAACAAACTCTTCCTTTGTGTCAGGATGGAGCAATCGTTCTTGCACTTGACCTGTTCCTTTGCATTGCTTACAGTTCTTTTCAGGTAGCACTTGCCACTTGACGAAGATGCAATCGCAGGGATGATTGATGAATTCAACATCAACGCACTCTCCTTCGTAGTTGCGAACAGGTTGTTCTATGATGATTTCTCCGCTTCCACCACACTCACTACAAGTGGGGTTGGCTTCGTACTCATCAACGTCTTCCGCGCTTCGCTCAACAGCACTATTGTGAGCGGGTGTGCCTGTCTTCTTCCAATTCATATTCCATCCTCTCGGAGTTCAGGAAGTCCGAACCATTGTGGCATTTCATCCTTCTTTGTAATCATGATTGTTCGACGTTGGTCGAGCAGTTTAGGATTGGTTTTGCACTTGACAAACTCAACCTCGTATCGCGTTTCACCTGTTGGAGAACCATCTTCACCGCGCACCTTTGTTTTGTGGAAGTAAAGAATTTGATTGAGATAGTTTGCTGTGGACTTCTCCCATGCGGCCTTCTTCCCAATGACAGTTCCCGACTTATCTTGTAGGTCTTTGAAGTGCGTTTCCAAATAGACGCGGACTCCAAGCGACATCAATGTGCGAGCGATGGTCGTGAGTTGGTGGAATCGTGTCGAACGAATCTGCCAATTGAATCGCATACCAATCTGTTGATGTGGTGCAACCTTCGCACCAATACCATCAGGAGCAGTTCCTAAGTCTTCGATGAACATACAGTTGGTTGCAACGCTATCCCACAAGTCGACAGCAGTAAAGAGGACTGAATGGAGTTGAGGTCTGTCGCCGGGATTCGCCGCCCAATCGACAAGGGTCTGTCCAATCTTCATCACACGTCGGTGTGTAGCAGGGTAATCAATTGCTTCACGCGTCTCTCCATCTTCATCAAGTGTTTCAAACATAACGCTTGGGTTGAGACAACGGATGTTCTTCGCATGTTCTCGATGATGAGTAACGCGAGTTGTTTGTCCGCCACCGTCGAAGTCCAACACAAAGATTACATCTCCGCGCGCTTTCTCTTCAGGCGTCATGCTGTCAAGAACGATTCCTGTCTTACCGACTCCTTCGGGTCCTACAAGACCACAAAGAATCATGTCGTTCGGAACTGTATCTCCTGCGTTTACGATTTCATCCCATACTGATGTAGCAATGGGTTGTCTGTCGCTTTTCTTTTCGTTGACCAAATCAGGTGTAACTTCAACAGTCTCACCTGTGTTTGGGTCAAATTCTTTCTTGGCTTCTTTCTTCAAATCATTTAAGTTTGGCATTCTTTTCACGCTCCGTATTGGTCAAGGCTTGTCTCGCCACCCTCACCTGCGGGGATTGCAAGGCGAGGAACAGCATAGACACCGAGAGTCTTGATGGCAGGTTCGACACCGTCATCAGTCGCACGAACACTCAATCGTCCGAAGACGATGACTGTGGACTTGACAGCGTATGGCTTCCAACCGTCGTCGGTTGCTACTTCAAAGGGATGACCCGCGTCTCCGAGAAGACCATGAATGTAGCATGGAAGGTTTTGTCGTCGACCACCGTTGAAGGTTCGCATGAGGTCGAAAGAAGAGATGCTCATTGAATAGTCATGACCTGTTGGGTCCCACTCGGTTTCGCGTGCTTCCTTTCGCATGTCGCTGACTTTACCACGAACGAAGACCATCGGGCCGACAGGGTTGTAGCCCGGTATGACTTCTTGGCGCGTCTCAAAGACTTCGGCAAGTGTGGACATATCACCAATGTATGCATTGAGTTCAGGAATCAACTTGGATGGTTGAATGACTGCTCGGACTTCTTCATCAACAAAGTCATCGCCGTATGTCAAAGCACCGGGAAGAGCATAAGCATTGTATGTATCAGCCCATTCAGGCTTGACGTTTGCTGATTGTTGTCGGACCTTGAGTGTGCATGGGCTGAACATCTGTGGAACAAACCATTCTTCAGGATTGTTTGATGTAACAGTTATGCGCAACAGTCTTTGTTCGTCCAAGAAATTATCTTTGACGTTGCCGAGAAAGTGATACGTTCGCTGATAGCGGAACGGTGTGATTGGTTCACCGTAACGACTCCATTCAGGATTGTTCTGCAAGATGGCGAGCGAAAGACCTTGTTCGTCGAAGAGGAACCACGGTTTTGTATCCGCAGGTTCTTCTGTCGCAACAGCACCGTCTTTCTTTTCAAGCATCCATACACCGTTTTCAGTATAAGCGCGTGCTACAAGTCCTTGTTGAATTGCATCATCAAGGTTGTTGAGCGCGGCTGATACAGCAGGGGTTCGCTTTCGTTCTTGTCCGTCTCGCATCTTTGGGTCGACGCCGACAAAGTATCCAACAAGTTGTGTAGCGTTGTTTGCTCCGCCACTCATGACTCGTCGTTCAACGACAAATGTCTCGGCGGCATCCACCATGAATTCGTCATCTTCGTCGTTCGGATTGTCAACACCCATTTCTGTTTTCAGATAGGTGAAGAATTCACCTGTTGCGTCGTCGAGAGTCTTGGCGTTCTTTTCAGCCCACCACTTGAGACGCTCTTCGACTTCAGGGTGAAGTCCTGCGTTGTTTTGTTCGTTCGTTTTTGCTTCGTTTTGGTTTAGGTTTGGCATATTTTTTTCCTCCTATTGTTTTTTGTTGTCAATGTCGTATAGACTCGCAATGAAATAGTCCACGAAGGACTCTTCATCGAGGGGCCATTGGTTCATTCTTAACACGAAATCTCCCCATACGACATAGAATGTATATAGTCTTTCCGAAGGAAGCCCTACGGATTTAACGTAATTGTGAATCTCCCTCATCAAATAATGAAGGGACGCGCCTGAACGAATAAGTTCAAGCATCGTTTTGTGAGTTGTATTCCAATCTCCTGCCGCCAAAGAAAGTGCGACTTTGTCGAGAGATGTTTGGTCTTGAAAATCACCGACTTCTTTACCGCTCAAGATGTGTTTACCGATTGCGCGAAGGTCTCCACCGAACTGCGACTGCAATACTGCGGGGCTGTCCTTCGACATCACTCCTGTCTTAGAAAACAGAACATTGACATACGCGCGGATTTGTTTTTGGTTGTATCGCTTGAATGGGAATGCTACACAGCGGGATACAATTGGTGAAATTATCTTGGACTTGTCATTGCAGGTCAAGACCCACCAACAATTGCTTTTCTCCATGATTCTCTTAAGAGAATCTTGTGCTGACTTCGTCAGACCATCAGCCTCATCCAACAGGATAAGTCGACCGCCATCCCATAGTGGAGCGGCATTCGATACGGTCTTCAACTTGGTTCGGATGAACTCAATACCGCGCTCATCAGAAGCGTTGTATTCGACGATGTCGAGGTTCAGTTGTTTGGCTAAGATGTAAGCCGCCGTTGTTTTACCGAGTCCTGCGTCTCCATGAAACAGGAGACATTGGGGGCTATCACTATCCCACTCGTCGAGATAAAACAGCGGATTGTTCGGGTCATCATGACCGATGTATTCTTCTAAATTTTCAGGTTCAAATTTCATTTTTTCGCCTCAACCGTCTCGACATATTCCGCGTTCACTTATAAACCCCCTAAGTTCGGAGGCACGTTTTCTCGATATTATCTTATTATTATTATAAGAATAATAAATTACTTCTTATTATCATAATAATAATAGAATCTTGATAATGAAAAGTAACAGACGTGGATAACGAACTTCAACTATCACCGTCAATCATTCGGATGATGTCTTCGATTTCTTGATGTGTAGGAGACCGACCTTTGTAATCCATCAGTCGAATCATCTTGAGCATGTTGTCCATGTCGGCCACATACTGCTTGACGGGGGTGAGGATTCGTATAACCTGACGAATGAGGGCGGCGTCTTTGATGACTCTCGCATTGACACCCTGCGTGGCGAGCCACATGTTGAGGGCGGGTTCGTCTTTTCGGCTCACCAACACACGTCGTTCAACTCGATACCCAATGCGTGTCTTGGGTGCGAAGTGAACGCTGATTTGAAATCGACATTCTCTCGCCAACCATGCAAGAAAGAACGAGTCCTCATCCATTCGGCTCACTCCGTTCAAGTAAATCTCCAATTTGAATGGCGTCGGATTGACCGAGTGTTGTATCGAGTCGTGCAAGATAAGGTGCGCGCATCATCTTCTCTTCGTGTATGTATCCGAGTGAGTGGAAGATACCGATGAGTCCTTCGTCAATCTCAATCATGGTCTGCGCATCATACAATCGTGCGAGTCGGTCAGGTATGTCGTCTGCTTTCACATAGGCGTAGCCAACAGGGAAAGGCTCGAAACCGTCGAGCGCGGCAATCTTGATTCGGATACCATCTCCATCACGGTATCCTCCGAGTATCAGTAGCGGTAAATCAAACGTTCTTCTTGGCACAATAAATCCTCCAACACCTCCGCTGTGGAAGTAGGGTCGTTCAGCATCTATGAGGCGCAGGACTTCTCCTTCCTCCAATGACTGAACGATTGCTCTCAAGTGAGCGCGGTCTTTGATTAACTTTGGATTCGTAGCCCGCGCGTTTCTGTTCTTCTTCCATAGATTCGG